ACAGCATCATGGACTTTGACAAAATCATCATCAATGACACTAAAAGTTTTTCCAATCCATGAGAAATCAGGGACTTCATTTACCTCATTGACCCACTTGGGGAATGTAGGAATTTGATCTTGTACCTCTTGAACTGCTATTCTAAGAGATTGAATATCTTCTTCATAATATTTTGGTTCAGGTAATTCCTCAATATTCTGATTTACCTGCTCAAGGCGTTGCTCTAATATGCTGATTTGATCATCATAATATTTTATCTCTGGTATATCTGCAGCGTTCTTTTCTATTACTTCTTTTACAAGATCAATCTGCTCACAGATTGCTTCTATTTCTGATTCATAGTATCTAACTTCAGGTATCTCATCTCTTACCTGATTAATCTGTTCTGTCAGATCTTCTAATTCTTTATCGTAATACTTTATCTCTGGGATGTCTGGGATGTCTTTTCTAACATCATTGATCAGACGAATTAATTCTGGGAATGGTGGGATTATATCTTTTACTTCCGCAAAAGTATTTCCCTCAGCATCTTCTATGGTTTGAACTGCTTCTTCTATCTTTTCTTCTTCTTCAATATAATCTTCAACAGAAGGTAATTCCGTTTTAACTTCTTCTGTTAAGTAATCTTCAACTGATGGTAAATCATTTAGATCTACAATATAGTCATCAATTGAAGGTAAATCCTCTCTTGACATTGTATTAGTAACCTTGGTACTTTGGGATTTCTCTCCCCAGATTATTTATTGTCCTTTTGACTTTCACTCTTTAATAGTTTTGCAAGATCTGCTGTAGATCCCACAAAGAGTGCATTAGTTACATTCGTCGGTCCTTTGGTGGATTCTTCATTGACATCCTTAAGTTCTTTCTGTAATTTCATTAACTTGTCAGTTGCATCAGCGACATTCTTAATTAACTGACCAGCAACTTCATATGCCCTTGGCATTTCACTCTCTTGGGCTAACTCTAAGATACCGTTGAGTGCCTCTTGTCCTTTTTCAATAATACTGTAAAGATTACCACGAGTGTATTCATAATCTTTTTTTACATCATCTACAGATTCCCTTACCTTTTCAATTTTTTCTTTGACAACTTCAGGTTGAACAACATCTGGTGAGACATTGAATTCATCATTTAATTCATCAAATTGCTTTGTCATTTTCATTCTATAATTCCATCAAATCCAAAATCATCTCCCATCGGAATCAGATCATCATCAGCATCAGTGATTGAGAGAACGGCAGCACCTCTAACGTGGTCTTCGATTGGTGTTCCATCTTGTCCTCTTTCAACTGTAATTTTGTTACCATTAATTGATTTTACGAATAGTTGCTCATCGTCAATGTCAATATATGTCTTAGCGGTGATCCCGGATGCACTTTCAACCTCAAACACGGTGTCTGCAATAACAGCATCTGTTGCAAGGTTAGTAAGGACATTTCCAGTGTAATTTTTGATTGCCCTTGGAGTAACTCTGTATGTAATATCTCTTTCTGTATTTTTTGTATCTGTACCCGCGAGATAACCAATTCTGGCAGAACGAACGATATTTTTCGTTGCGTCTGTAACTGGTCCAAATAGATATGTTTTTGCAGTGAATCTTAAAGTATAAAGTAAGACTCTACGTGTTCTAAAGTCGCCCTCATAGTCATCTTGCATTGTTATGTTCTCTAATACTATAGGAACATCTCTTTTCTCATTTATTGATCCAACCAGGTTAACTGTAAGATTATATGCTGGTTGAAAGTATGGCAAAATTTGTTCTACAATCTGTAAAGCATCATCATTTAATTTTGCCATGATGCTCAATTCAAATGCCATATTGTATGGAACTGGCATATAATTTTTTTTAGTGGTGCTCGCTGACGTTGGATCCTTTACAGTAAACTGTTGTGTTGTAGTTACCTTTCTAGTGGGATCATAAGTCAACCCAGTGAATTCAAATGACATCCTGGGTAGAGACATCGCTGTGGACTTATTTAAATCTGCTGTCTGTTCGAGACGTGCCAAAAACTTTTGAGTAGGTCCATAAGCAAGAGGAACTTTGACAATACTCGTTGTATTATCAGAGGAGTCTTTTTGCTGAATCTCCAAACCATTGAAAAGAGTACCAAAAGAAATAATGGTCTTTCTCAATATTTCGTTATAAAAATACTCAAACATTTTGGTTACCTTCTATACCTGTATTTATGGCGTGCCAAAAGGATTTGATTCTGAGAAGTCTAATATCGCATCTGCCTCTAATTCAAAGTTGTCATTATCAGCGTATCCATCATCAGCAGGACTTGTTGATGTATCTAAAATCAAATTAGTTGCACCGGACGTTGCACCAGTGATTGTTTCCCCTTTAAGGAATATTCCAGTGACATCATAGATGTCCAGCTCTCTAGTTGCAGTATCCCATTTTCTAACCCTTGCAGTCGCACCAGAAGTTCCGCCCGTAACAGTTTCATTGAAACTGAAGTTTCCGCTTCCCGATGATCCTGGAGAGGCAATACTGATTGTTGGTGCCACTGTATATCCAAGACCAGCATTGGTGATATAGATCGCAGAGATGGTCCCTGTTGCGCTTACAACAGCGGTTGCAGCAGCGGAGACGGTAGATATACCTGTGAAGGTAATTGTGGGTGATGTAGTGTAACCTGAACCACCTGAGGTGACGGTTACAATACCAATAGCGCCCTCTGTACTAAGGACAGATGTTGCTGCAGCACCTGCTCCTGTTCCATCCGCATTATTAGTGAAGAACTGAATTTTAGGTGCAACAGTGTAACCCGAACCAGGGTTTATTAATGGTGCGCTTTGTGCAACCACTTGATTGCCATCAGGGCTTGCAGCACCAGTACATACAACAATTCCGCCACGAGTAAACACTGTTGCAATACCAGTGACACCACCTGATGGCGCTGAGGATATCGCCACTCTTGGCGGAGCAATATAATTAGATCCTCTATTTGTAATACCAATACGTCTGATTGCACCAGTGACAATACCAGTTATAGCAGTTGCCTGAGATGCAGTTCCAACCAAGGTGAGTTTTTGAATACCAACACCTTGGAAAATTGTATCTCCATCAGCACCTTCAATTCCTTCAAGAGTGTCATCGATTTCATCTACGCCAGTATCAATGATTTCATTTTCAACACGGAAGAGTTCACACCTCAACTCATACACGTAGTTTTTTTGTAATTGATAAAATGGTTTTTCATGCTCAACATATTTGATTTCAAACAGACGATCACCTAAAGGAAAATAAATTAGATCTCCCTCTTTTGGTCTTGTTGATAATTTAATATTTTCTTCGTTCTTTATCAAAGGAGAAATATAACTTTCAAATCTTTCCTTTGAAATAATGAGAGTTATCTCATTCGTTTGTTGTATTCCAAACTTAGACAACAGTGTTGGACTATCCCCATATCCATCAAAATTTTCAACATATGCCTCTATGGGATACGCATCATCAAACTTAGATTCAATTACCTCTCTTATAATACTATTCTCTGTAATATACTTTCTTGGCATGAAGTGAACTTCCACTCCATACATTCTTAACTGCTCGTTAATTAAGTCCTGAACAAGACTCTGTTCACCGCGAGAACCCTGTTGAAAAAATGGATTTAACATGATGATTAACCAATAAAATCAAGGGGAGGAATTTCATATGTATTAGACATTTGCTCTCTAATCACTTCCAATTCTTTTTCAGCATCATCATATAACTGTCTTCCATTCAACTCAACACCACCTGGTAATTTAACACCCTGGAACTTAATCAAGTTTTGACCCCACTGACGCTTCATCAATGCAGTAAGATATTTTTTTACAAAGAAGTCATTATATACTCTTGAGAAGTCATTTGGATCTAAAAGTCTATAACAATCAATAACCAGATAATCATCTACAACAACACTTTCCCAATCAATATCTAAATACAGTCTATCTTGTCTTTGGTTAAATCTAATTTGCTTTTCTGTCGTCAGAGCAAAATCTAAATCTTCCAAATATCTCTTTGTCATCGCATAGGTCAAAATTTCAGTTGAACCGAAATAATACATGTCATTTAAGAACAACTGATACTTGACACTGAACATGTTACTAGTTGCAGTGTTAGCACCGTCAAATCTAAAAATTTTACTTATACCAATAACCGCTGGTGGAATTTGAATATAGTTGCTATTTTCTTCATAAGAAAATGTTACCGCAGTTCCAACAATAGTTGACTCTGCAGTTGTTGTGACAATACCGATAGGATTTGCAGCAGCTCTACCTCTTCCCCTATCAATATCATCTTGTGTTATTTTATATTTTAAATATGTCTGAACAACCCCATCATAATGTCTTTCGTGGAAATATTGTAAAGCATCATCAACTAAATCTTCTACTTGTTCATCGGCAATATTAATCTCCAATACAGGAGCACCTAACTGCCTCTTGCAATAGTTTATGAGTTCTGCCCTGTTAGATGGTTGTGCCATTTATGATATACTATCTTTTTAGTATTTATAGTGTGCTTATAGACGACACCCCTGGTCGAACAAGAATATTACCATTAACCAATGTATATATGGTGCTACCTGAACCGACTATAAAATCATAGACATAACGACCTTCAGTTAAAGACTGAGTTGTTGTTCCACCAAGAGAAATACGAACCTTTCCTGCAGCAGCACTAGTAAATCCAACAACAAAGGTTGCTGCAGGAAAAGAAGTTGATCCAACGGCAGTGCTCTTAGTCATTTGTGATGACCCAGAGTAACCTGTAAAATCAAATGCCGTGTTTGAAGTTGTGACTACTTCAAAATCTCCATTAAAATTTGCCCCACCTAAAATAGTAAAATTGGCAGCTGGTGATGAGTCTGCATTTGGATCAAAAGTTATCTTTTTAGTTGCCATCAGTTAGTCCTATGATTTGCATTGTTTCCTGCTGTTTATAATAAAGTTTGCAAAAAGACTTTGCAATATTACGGAGTTGTTCACAGTCATCACAACTATCTATCTCTGTTGCGACTTGAGTATACGCAAAATTTTTCGATAAATTTTTGATTTCAATTTGATCAGGATTCATTTGATAATCTCCTTTAAGAGCGACTTGATTTCATTTAAATCATCTTTGATACATGATAACTCATCTTCAAGATCTTGCACTTTTTGAGTTTCACTTTTTTTGATGTCTCTACGAGAAATATACTCCTCGTATTTACTTTTGTTTGTATTAATGATTGCATTTGTCACAGGGTCTCTGACTAAATCAGAATGACCCTTTACTCTTACGTCTTCCATATTATGCTAAAGTAATTGTTCTCAATTCTTTAATTCTTGGAGCGTATGCTTGATTGGTAGAAGTAGCAATCAATTTAATACGATAAGACTTAAAGGCAGGTAAATTATCAACAGTAAACTCATGCTCTTTGAATGTTAAATCTCTAGATAAGAAACCTTCCGATGCATTCGCCGGAGGAACAACTCTATCTGATGATCCGTCATTGTTTGAAGTATATCCTGGGAATGCTTCAAAGATTGGTGTAAATCCTTGATCTTCACCAATTGCATAGAATGCTCTAATATCATTAAATTGATTAATGTGAGCAGTGAGAAGAATCTTAATGCTCGTTGCAGAAGTTTCTAAAGTATTTTCTCCAGAGATATATTGGAATGCATTAGGATCATCATCAATCGAATTGACTCTATTATCTTCAGTGTAGTTTGAAATTGGTACATCAACTCTGTTTGAAATAAGAATAGCACTAACTCTTTGTGCGTCAATAATTGGACTTAAACGAGAATCAGAAGACTCAAGTGAAATCGACATGTTGAACGAACGATCACCAGGCAATTGTTGTAAAACTGCACTGTTTGTCTCATTTACTCTAGACGCAATAATTCTTGGAGATGAGAAGTAATTTGTTGCGTTAAGAGTTACATCTTCAGTACCAGCATTATTAAATGGAACTGGTAAGTTTTGACCAGAACCATTACCAAGGTTTGATCCTGATGTTGTTCTAACTGTTGCACTGAGAGATGTTCCCGGAACAGTTACGTTTTGAACTGAAGGAACAATAGCCTCAAATGGCATGTTTTGAGTGGCTTTAATATCATATCCACCATCAGACTTTGTTTCATTATAATAAAGAACTGGGAAATTAGTTCCTACACTTCTATCAACTCCATCAGAACTCATATCTACTTTAATTGCATATGAATCAAATCTAATTGGATTAGAGAGAGTAACATCACTCAATACGTGTGTCTTATTAACTCTTCTCAGTGAAACTCCACCCATTTCATATTTGTAAACAGGTGTTCCTACAACATAATTTTTAGGATTGGAACCTCTAGTAATACCACCAATTGTTCCTGTAGAAGTTTCGGTATAAGTAAGAACTTCATCACCAATTCTTACATAACCAGCGGTTGTTGTTCCAACACCAATATTTTCAAACGTGCTAAACTCAGAGGAGTTTTCTACAAGAAGATCAGCAGTTGAATCTGCACTGTATGGTGAGGTTAATTTAGTTGGTACAATATCACTCTCTACACCAGATATCGTAACTCTATTGTTTTCATGGTACATACCATGGTTTTTATGATCAACAATGAGGTGAACACCATCATTATTACCAACCGTTCTAATTTCTGTTGGTGTTACGTTACCATTAGTACCATTCAATGTCACCAAGGAACCAGAACTATTTGTAAACTGTAGAGTTTTTCCTGCTCCAACTTCAAAATCACCTTGAACATTGTCAAGTATAATTTCGTT